CCGGCAAACGCGCGCTGAATAAGGCCGAGCCCGCTTTTTCGAAGATCACAAATGTTGATCCGCCCGAATGGCTCAGCGACCGCGCTTCGCAGATGTGGAAGATGATTGTTCCCGAGCTTCTGCGTGAAAACGTGGTCGCGATAACTGATTTACACAACGTCGAAGCGTTCTGCGTTGCATACGACAACTGGCGAATGGCGCAGGAGTCAGTCCAGGCCCACGGCATCGTGGTTACTGGCGCCACCGGCGGACCGATGAAAAACCCGGCACTGACCGCGGCGAACGAAACGATGCGGCAAATGGTGACGTTCGGGTCGATGCTCGGCCTTGACCCAGCCAGCCGCACACGTCTGATCGGAGGAAACAAGGAAAAAGAGACCAACGAATTCGCCGAACTATTGAGATCCTGAATGGCCAAGTCCGCCCACCCCAACGTTGATAAAGCGATGGTGTGGGGTAGGTCTCTGCTACGTGGGAAAGTGCCAGCTTGTCGCTACATCCATCAGGCAGTGCAGCGCCATTTTGATGACATGGCAGCCAGCCGCAAGCGCGGGTTCAGATTCAAGTTCGATCCGGCGAAGGCTGAGAAAAAGCTCAAGCTGATGCAGTTGCTGCCACATACCAAGGGCGAGTGGGCTTTCAAGCGTCAACGCATCACGCTTGAGGGGTGGCAGCTGTTTGGGCTAGCCGTAACGTACGGTTGGGTCAAAAAGAAGGGGGGGCACCGCAGGTTCCGTGAAAGCTATTGGGAAGTGCCGCGCAAGAATGGCAAGTCAGTCGTAGCCGGTGGCGTAGGCATCTGCATGTTCGTTGCTGATGATGAGTACGGCGCCGAAGTCTATTCAGGCGCTACGACCGAGAAGCAGGCATGGGAAGTGTTCAGGCCCGCGAAGCTGATGGTGACGAAGTCGCCCAATCTGATTAAGGCGGCGGGTATTGAGGTCAACGCCTCAAACATGAACGTCCCGTCTGACTTCAGCCGGTTTGAGCCACTGATCGGCAACCCGGGTGACGGTGCATCACCCAGCTGCGCCATCATTGATGAATACCACGAACACCCAACCTCGGCCCAATACGACACGATGCTCACGGGCATGGGGGCTCGGCGTCAGCCGCTGATGTTCATTATCACCACGGCCGGCGCTGATATCGAAGGGCCTTGTTACGACAAGCGTCGCCAGGTCATTGAGATGCTGGAGGGCACTGTCCCAGACGATGAGCTGTTCGGCTGGATCTGGACGCTTGATGAGGGTGACGACTGGACCGACCCCAAGATGTTGGCCAAGGCAAACCCTAACCACGGTGTGTCAGTGTTCCAGGAGTATCTGGAAAGCCAGCAGGCGCGGGCGATCCGCTCGGCTCGGTTCACCAACACCTTCAAAACGAAGCACCTCAACCTGTGGGTGAGCGCCAAGTCTGGCTTCTTCAACATGCAGGACTGGAAGGCCTGCGAGGACACCTCCCTTACGCTTGATCAATTCGAGGGGCAAGAGTGGATCGCCGGTTTCGACCTTGCGCGAAAGCTGGACATGAACTCGAGGGCGCGCCTGTTTTGGAGGGTGATCGACGGAAAGACTCACTACTACAGCGTGGCGCCCAAGTTTTGGGTGCCATACGACACCGCTTATGACAGCGACAACAAGCGGATGTCCGAGCGTTTCCAGGCCTGGCTGAACTCGAAACACCTTGAGGTCACGGATGGTGCCGAGATCGATTACCGCGAAATCCTCGAAGACACCAAAGAGGCGAACAAACACGCACCGCTACGCGAGTCGCCGATTGACCCTCACGGTGCTACTGGGTTGAGCCATGACCTAGACGACGAGGGTTTCAATCCGATCACCATCACCCAGAACTACACCAACATGTCTGACGCCATGAAAGAGCTGGAAGCGGCTATCACCGCTGGAAGGTTCCACCATGACGGCAATCCGATCATGACCTGGTGTATCGGCAACGTGATCGGCAAAAACATGCCCGGTAACGACGACGTAGTACGCCCCATCAAACAGGGCGATGACAACAAGATCGATGGCGCAGTTGCACTGATCATGTCGGTCGGGCGGGCGATGATGCAAGTCGTTGCCGGCGATGGCGGCGTGGACCGATTCATGGATTCAATCCGGGACCCAATATTCGAATGAACACAGCATCAATCATTTACCTGCTGACTGCAGTGCTGGGCTTTGCCCTTGCTGTGGCAGGCGTTTACGTACTGCTTGGCCTGGGTTGGGCGCTTCTTGCCGCTGCTTCGTCGTGCTTCGTCGCGGCAGCATTCATTCGAAGGGGACTGACCGGTGGCTAAGTCTTTCAAATCCGTCTTGAGCGGTGCAATCAACGCGCCTCGGTCATCAATAATCGATTGGGTGGGCAGGTCTCTCTCCGGCAGCGCTTCCGGAATTTGGGCGCAAACCGTGGGCAGCACATCCGCCAACGGAAAAACCGTGACGATCAACAAAGCCATGCGCCTGGCCGCTTGCTGGTCTTGCGTTCGCCTCATCTCCGAAACGATCGCAACGCTGCCGCTCGGCCTATACCGGCGCATGCCTGATGGTGGTCGTGAGGTGGCCGGTGACAATGACCTGCATTGGATTCTTAACACCAACCCGAACAGCCGCATGACTGCTGTGCAGTTTTGGGAGGCCGTAGTGGCTTCGATGCTGCTTCGGGGTAACGCTTTTGTCGAGATCATCCGTATAAGCGGCCGGATCGTAGCGCTTGAATTCCTGTTGCCCAACCGCATGGATTTGGATGTCGCGGACAACGGCGAGATTCTGTACCGGTACCGGGAAAAAAACGGGCAGCTCCGCGATATCGCTGGCAGCAACATGATGCATATCCCTGCGTTCTCTCTGGATGGGCAAATCGGGCTCTCACCCATCGCCTACGGCGCCGACGTATTCGGCGCGGCAATGTCGGCAGAGGAGGTTGCGAGCTCCACGTTCAAAAACGGCATGCACCAAACCGTGGCCTTTGAGGTTGATGCAACGCTGAACAAGCAGCAGCGCGACGATTTTCGCGACTATGTCCAACGCATCAGCGGGGCGATGAATGCCGGTAAATCACCGGTGCTGGAAAAGGGTGTTTCCGCCAAGGTGATTGGTATCAATCCAGTGGACGCTCAGCTGCTGGAGTCTCGGGAGTACAGCGCCGAGGAGATCTGCCGCTTTTACATGGTGGACCCGACGCTGGTCGGTTACAGCGATAAGGCGTCGAATTGGGGTACCGGCCTTGAGCAGAAACTACTGCGATTTTTGACCTTCACGCTGCGCAGCTACATGCGCCGCATCGAGGAAGGGATCAGCCGCAGTTTGCTGGCACCTGCGCAGCGCCGTCAGATTTACCCCGAGTTTTCCATCGAAGGCTTGATGCGGGCCGATAGCGCCGCACGAGCAGCGCTGTATTCGGGCATGGTGCAAAACGGCATCTACACGCGCGACGAATGCCGCATGAAAGAGAACCTGCCCAAAATGGGCGGCAATGCCGGTGTACTAACTGTGCAAACCAACCTTTCGCCGATCGACAAACTGGGTCAGGGCGATGACGGGCAAGCCGCAAGGGCAGCTCTACAGAACTGGCTGGATCAGCCGGCAAACTCGAAGGAATAAATCATGCAACCAAAATCCAAGGCTGGCAGTTTTAACTGCGAGCTGAGCCCGCGCGCGCTCGACAGATGGAATCCCGCCATCAAAGCGGCCGTGGAGTCCACCAGCGATACCATCACCATCTACGGCGTTATTGGCCAGGACTGGTACGGGGAAGGCGTTACCGTCTCGCGTATCGACGCGGCCCTTCGCTCAATTGGCGACAAGCCGGCCACCGTGTACATCAATTCGCCAGGTGGCGACATGTTCGAGGGCCTGGCCATCTACAACCGGCTGCGCGAGCACAGCCAGCCGATCACAACCAAGGTCCTGGGCCTGGCCGCATCGGCTGCTTCGGTGATTTACATGGCCGGCGCAAAGCGGGAAGTGGCCAGCAGCGGGTTTCTCATGATCCACAACTGCTGGACGCTTGCAGTCGGTAACCGCCATGACTTGCGCGATGTAGCGAACACGATGGAAGAGTTCGACGCTGCGATGGCCGACCTTTACGCGGAAGGCAGCGGCCAGGCCGTTGCTGACATTGCCGAGATGATGGATGACGAGACGTTCATACGCGGCCGACGAGCAGTTGAGCTCGGCTTTGCAACGGCCGTTCTCTCTTCTGATGAAATCACCGAGCGTGAAGACGAGCAGGCCCAGCAGAGTAACGCGCTGAAAGCCATGGACATTGCTCTGGCAAAGGCCGGAATGGCCCGAAGCGAACGCCGCGAACTCTTCGCCAATTTCAAGTCCAGCACGCCGCGCGCTGCTGGCGGGGGTACGCAATACGCTGCCTCGTCCGATAAGCCACGCGCTGTCGCGCCAGACCTCACCGCCTCCCTGAGCGCGGCATCCGACATCCTCAAATCTTTCCAAGGACCATCGCAATGAGCGACTTCGAAAAGCAATACACCGAGCTGAATGCCAGCCTTAAGACCATTGGCGACCAGATCAAATCCCAGGCGGAGACCAGCAACAAGGAAATCGCCCGTCACGGTGAGATGAACGCCGAGACTCGTGCCAAGGTTGACGAGTTGCTGATGAAACAGGGCGAACTGCAGGCTCGCGTTCTGGAAGCTGAGCAAAAGCTTGTCAATGCCAACCGTGACACTCAGCGCATCGAGAGCCCGAAGTCCGCTGGCGAGTTGATTGTTACCAGCGAGCACATGGAAGGCGTCAATTCGTCTTTCCGTGGCTCCCGTCGCGTTTCCGTACCCCGCGCCGCTATCACCACCACATCCGCCGGTGGCTTGGCGGCCACGGAGCGCCTTGACACTGTCGCGCTGCCGGGCATGCGTCGGGCCACCATTCGCGATCTGATTGCACCCGGCGAGACTGAGGCGGGCTCGCTTGAGTATGTCCGCGAAACAGGCTTTACAAACAATGCCGCGACCGTAGCGGAGGGCTCTGCAAAACCGTATTCCGAAATTGAGACCGCCTTGGTCACGGCTTCGGTTCGTACCATCGCTCATCTGTTCAAAGCCTCGCGTCAGATTTTGGATGACGCAAAGGCTTTGCAGAGCTACATCGACGCGCGCGCTCGTTATGGGTTGCTGCTCGCTGAAGAAGCTCAGTTGCTGTACGGCAGCGGAGCAGGTGCAAATCTGCAAGGGCTCGTTCCGGTTGCAAACCAATACGCGTCTCCAGCTGGCTGGACCGTAACCGGCGAACAGCGCATCGACCGGATTCGTCTGGCCCTTCTTCAATCCGAGCTGGCAGAGTTCCCTTCGGATGGCATCGTGCTCAACCCAACTGACTGGGCGCTGATCGAGTTGATCAAAGACAGCCAGGGCCGCTATCTGATCGGTCAGCCGCAGGAAGGCACTGCGGCTCGTCTGTGGAATCGCCCGGTAGTCGCGACCCAAGCCATGAAGCCAAACGACTTCCTGGTGGGAGCCTTCAAACTTGGTGCGCAGATCTTCGACCGGATGGAAGTTGAAGTTTTGATTTCTACCGAGAACGACAAGGACTTCGAAAACAACATGGTCACGCTTCGCGCCGAAGAGCGTCTGGCGTTTTCCATCTACCGTACCGAAGCCTTCGTCACTGGCAAGCTCACGGCTCCCGCCGCTGCGGCTTAAGCTGCCCAACCCCTAAAGTGGCCGGCACCGCCGGCCCACCGAGGTGAGACATGTCAGATGTATTGATCAAGCCGCTGCGGGCTTACGAGGACCGCGGCATCATCCGTGATACCGACAACGAGCCTTATGCCGCGCCTGTATGGCTGGCCAAGGAACTGGAGCAACTCAAGCTTTGCAATATCGTAGGCGAGGCTGGCGCAGCGCTGACCAGCGATTCCAGTGACCACTCGGCGCTAACGATAGCGAAGAAGGGGCAGCGCTGGATTGTTATCGATGCTGAGGGCGCTCAGGTCGGTGACTTTATCGGCAAGAAAGAAGAGGCCGAAGGCGAATTGGCCAAACTCTCGGCCCCCACCACACCGGATCCCGTCGTCAATCCTGAACCTGATGCTCCTATCGAAGGGCCGCCGGTTCAGGGCGACAATTCGATTCCGGGAACCGAGCAGCACCAACCACCTCAGGAGTGACACATGCCCGTCATCAGCATAGAAACGGCCATGCATCACCTGCATGCAGAATCCGAGGATCAGCCGCTCGTGGAGGAACTTCTGGGCGCGGCTGAGGAAGCTGTTATGCAGTTTTTGCAGCGCCGCTTCTATGCCGATCAGGCTGATGTGGATAGGGCGAAGGCTGACACCATTCAGCGAACTCAAGCCGCGAGAGCTGCATACCGGGCCGCGCTGGAGTTGGCCGACGACCCAGAAAACGCTGACATTCGCTGCCGTCTTCGCGAGCGCGCTCGCCAGTCATTGTCTGAAAGCTTTGAGCAGATAGATATGGACGACTTCGGCATTGTGATCAACAAGGCCATACAGGCAGCATGCCTGCTCAAGTTGGGCAACCTCTTCGCCAACCGCGAGGAAGTGGTAATCGGCACGATTGCCTCGGAGCTGCCACTGGCCTCCAAGTCGCTACTTATGCCATACCGCATCGGGATGGGCGTGTAATGCGCGCCGGTCGGTTGCGACATCGCATATCGTTCCAGGCGATGGTGCGCAAGCAGGACCCCGTGACTGGTGAAGAGCAGGGTGAAAGTTGGCAAACAGTTTGGGACAAGGTCCCCGCAGCGGTCGAGCCGCTGAGCGCCAGGGAGTTTATAGCGGCACAGGCCAGCCAGTCAGAGGCCACCGCGCGGATAGTGATCCGATACCGAGCCGGCGTCCTGCCGACGATGCGGATCCTTTACCGAGGGGATGTCTACGACATCAAAGGCCCGGCGCTGCCCGATCCCGATTCAGGTCTGGACTATCTCACCATCTTGGTGGCCGAGGGGGTCAACGATGGCTGACTCAGTGGATTTCCAGCTGGAGGGAATTGACTCTCTCGTTGGAAAACTCGAATCGATCACTCAGGACATGAAGCGTAAGGGCGGGCGGTCGGCGCTACGTAAGGCTGCCCAGCTGGTGGCCAACAAGATGAAAGAAGGCGCGCAGCGGATAGACGACCCTGAAACAGGCCGATCTATCGCGGACAACGTCGCGCTTCGCTGGAACGGGAAATTGTTCAAGTCGAGCGGGGACCTCGGTTTCCGGGTTGGTGTTCTGCAAGGCGCTGTCCTCAAGAAGGGCGGCGACAAATCTGCGAACGCTGCGACGCCTCATTGGCGCCTCATCGAATTCGGTACTTCCAAAATGCGTGCAGATCCATTCGCGCGAAAAGCCTTGGCCGACAACATAGCCGAGGCAACCAACACATTCATCACTGAATACGAGAAGGCCATTGACCGCGCGATTAAACGAGCGGCCAAGGCTTCAGGGGGAGCGTGATGTCGTATGCACCCATATTCGCCGTATGCGCAGCTGACGAAGGGGTAACGGCACTACTGGGCGTCAGCCCCACCAGGCTCTATCCGTTCGATGATGCGCCCGAAGGCGTGGCGAAGCCGTATGCAGTCTGGCAGGTCATCACAGGCAGCCCGGAAAACTACCTCGCAGGCCGCCCAGATATCGATGGGTTCACGTTGCAGGTTGATGTCTATGCCGCCACAGGCGCGCAGGCAAGGGCAGTGACCGACGCAATCAGTCACGCCATTGAGCTCAAAGCTTATGTGGTGCGCTGGGGCGGCGAGAGCAAAGACACCGAAACAAAGCTGTACCGGTCGAGCTTCGATATCGACTGGCTTGTGCCCAGATAGCCGAAACCCATTCATCCGGCCCGCAATGTGCGGGCTTTTTTATGTCCGACATTTGGAGAAAGCCATGTCGATTCTTACCCAAGGTACTCAGGTTTTCGCACTGGTGCCTTCCGCTACCAATCCGGCGGTTCGCGAGATCCTCGAGATCGAATGCGCCACCGCATTCAGCCCAGGCGGCAACCCGGCAGACCAGATCGAGGTGACGTGCCTGAGTGACAAGGTTCGCCGCTACATGCGCGGTCTTCGCACGCCGGGTCAAGCATCCCTGACGTTGAATGCTGATCCTCGTAACGCTTCGCACGTTCGCCTGCACCAGCTTTCCGAAGACGACACCATTGAAAGTGTTTCTTGGGCTGTTGGTTGGGCTGACGGAACTGCGGCACCTACTTTGAATGCCGACAAGGATGATTTTGAACTGCCGCCCGCGCGCACCTGGTTCATCTTCGATGGCTACGTTTCTGACTTCCCGTTCGACTTCGCAGCCAACACTGTGGTGACTACGGCCGCCACAATCCAGCGTTCGGGCGGCTCTGCCTGGATCCTCAAGACCGCCAGCGCATAAGGAATTTCCATGAAGCTCAGCCTTGAAAGCTTGAGGGGCGTCGGTGCGTTCACCGGTCGCCCGGTCGAGAAAGAAATCAAATGGCAGCAGGGCGAAAAAGAATTCGTCGCCACGGTCTACGTCAGGCCGCTGGGGTTTCAAACGGCGATCAACGATGCACTATCCGCCGCTGGCAAGGTGCAGGTTCACGCGGGCCGAATTGCCGCAAGTATCTGCGACGAAGAGGGAAAGCCCGTCTTCACGGTTGAAGACATCACCGGAGAATCTGATCCAACGCGTGGCTCGCTCGACCCCAGCCTGACTTTCGCGTTGCTGACAGTCATCGCCCAGGTCAACAACTTGGGAAAGACGGCGCCCTCTCCGACGACGAAGAGTTCTGGCACGAGCTCGTCCTCGCCGGCATCGGCGGGCGTACGATCGCGGAAGCCAAGGAAAGCCTCAGCCTGAACGAGTTCAGGTCCTGGCTGAAGTACCGGGCGCTACGTGGCTCTCTGAACATCGGCATGCGGGTGGAACGCGGATCGGCATTGCTCGCAATGATGTACGCCAACGTGAATTACAAGGACGGTCCGTACAAGATTTTCGACTTCATGCAGCATGAGGTCGAGCCGCCCATCAGTCTCGATCAGGCTATGGAAAGCTGGGCATAAAACTTAAAAGGCCCGCACAGCGGGCTTTACCTTTGGAGGCGAGTTGAATGAGCAAGTCACTGGGCACGCTCACGTTGGATTTGGTGGCCAGGATCGGTTCCTTCACTGGCCCTCTTGACAGGGCGAGCCAAGAGGCAAAGAAACGCAACGCGGAAATCGCCAAGTCTTTTGAAAACCTGGCCAAGGGTGTGGGCGTTGCCATCGCAGCTGTCCCTGCCGCTCTGACAGGGCTGGTCGCCTACACGGCCGGCAGCGCTAAGGAAATCTCCAACCTTGCAGCGCTGGCTGGTCTCGGAACAACCGAGTTCCAGAAATACGCGGCAGGCGCGAAAACTGTTGGCGTTGAGCAGGACAAGCTCGCGGACATCTTCAAGGATACCAACGACAAGCTGGGCGACTTCTTCAACACCGGCGGCGGCGAGCTGAAAGACTTCTTCGAGGTCATCGCGCCGAAGGTAGGTGTGACAGCGGAAAGTTTCAAAAAGCTCAACAGCGCCGAAGCTCTTCAGTTGTATGTTTCGACCCTTGAGAAAGCAAATGTCTCCCAGGCTGAAATGACTTTCTATATGGAAGGCATTGCCGACGAGGCCAGTGCGCTCGTTCCCTTATTGCGCAACGGTGGGAAAGAGTTCAAGCAGCTTGGCGATGCTGCGGAGTCCGCCGGCGCTATTCTCAGCGTTCAAACCATAGCCGTCTCGAAACAGTTTTCGAGCGAGCTTATGGGGCTCATGCAGAACTTGCAGGGGACAAAAAACAAGATCGCTGATGATTTCATGCCAGTGGTTCAGCAATTGACAAAAGACCTTAACGACAGCGTCAAAGCGGGTGGCGGTGTAACAAAGGTCGTGGGGGAGATGGGCGACAAGCTCGTTACCGCAACTGCATTTGTCGTTAGTGCTGGCGATGGAGTTACGAGAGTATTCAAGATCGTTTCGGATACCCTTGTAGGTATGTACGCGACGGCAGTTGGCTACACGTCTTCGATGATGGCGGATGTCGCGGCGGGTTTGGCAAAGTTCACCATCGGTGATGTGTCCACACAGTTCATAGCAGACAGTGTGCGCCTGCGCGATGAGGCCAAAGTGAACTTTGGCGCTGCCGCTGAGGCGGCAGCTGGGATCAAGGCAAGTCTCGAAACGCCACTCGCGGGCGATACGATTAAGAAATACATCACGGATGCGCGCGCTGCTGCGGGGGAGTATCAGCGCCTATTTGGTGGTACCGGCTTCAGTGATCAGGGTGGAAAGGGCAGTGGAGTCGACCCGAAAGCTCTGGAAGCGGCCAAGCAGGCTGCAAAAGACGCTGCATCGGCCGCCAAGAAACTGAGCGATACCTTCAAAGGCTCCGAGACTGATCTGCAGCGCCAGATCGCGCTGATCAATACCAGCACGGATGCGCAGAAAAACGCCACGGAAGTGGACAAGATCCGATTCGAAGTTGCATCGGGCAAGCTGGTCGGGATCAACGCTGTTCAGCAGAAGCGCCTCGAGGGTCTGGCATCTGAACTGGATGCTCTCCAAAAACTCAAGGTTGCGAACGAGGAAGAGGCCAAGGCCGTCAGCTTCCTGGCCACCCTCAAAGATGAAAACGCATCCATCGGCGCTGGCTTCGATATGGAGCTTGCTGGTGCAGGGATGGGCGACAAGGCCCGTGACCGCCTGAAGCAGGATATGGCCATTCAGGAGGATTACGCGCGCAAGGCCGCAGACCTCCAGGCGCAACGCAACTCAGGCGATATAAGCGCCGAGCTGTACGCCAAAGAGACCGGCATGCTCTCCGAAGCGCTGGCTGAGCGGATGGTTAAGCAGCAGGACTATTACAATCGTGTCGACAAGGCCCAGTCCGACTGGATGGCGGGCGTAAGTGATGCCTGGAAAAACTATGTAGACGCCGCCGAAAACTACTCGGCGAAGGCCGCAGATTTTGTCTCGGGCTCGCTTGATGACGCCACCACTGGGCTGGGAAATGTTTTCGCTGATGTAGCCACTGATGTGGATAACGCGGGAGAAGCTGTTGCTGACTTCGCGAGCAATATGTCCAAGTCGGTAATAAACGCGTTGAGCGACATGGCAGCGCAGTGGCTGATATATCAGGGCATTCAACTGCTCGTTGGTAAAAGCGGGCAATCGGCGGCGGCCACTGGCTTGATCGCCAACGCGCAGGCAGCGTCTGCGCAGGCAGCGCTGAACGCTTACGCATCGACCGCCGGTATTCCGCTTATCGGTCCAGCTGCTGCGCCGGCCGCCGCACTCGCTGCCGCTGCTGCAACTGCGCCAATGGTCGCCGCCGTATCCGCATCCGCACTCGCCGGTATGGCCCACAACGGCATGGACAACATCCCGAAGGAAGGCACCTGGCTGCTCGATGGCGGTGAGCGCGTGCTTAACCCGAACCAAAACCGCGACCTGACGAAGTACCTGGCTGATAAGGCCGGGAGTGGTACTGGCGGGGCGCCGTCTTTCACCATCAACGCGCCAGTGAATGTCCAGGCCCAGCCCGGTATGACTAACGCGGACGCGGCCAAGCAGGGGGCGGCGATATCGTCGGCACTTGAGGCTCAGCTCGGGCAGTTTCTGGACAGAGAGATGCGCCAAGGCGGTCGTCTTTGGAGGCGCGCGTAATGGCTGAAACATTCGATTTCGATGTGCAGGTCGGCGCGTCTGGTGATGTGTCTCAACGCACCTGGGAGAACGACTTCGGGGATGGTTACTCCCAATCTGGTGGAGTGGGAATAAACAACCGAACTGAGGCTTGGGACGTAACAGTAACTGGAAGGTATGGCCCAGGTCAGAAGCTGCAACAGGTACGTGACTTTCTGGACCGTCATGAAGGGTACAAGTCGTTCATATGGACACCACCTGGTGGGGTTCAGGGCTTTTACAAGGCTAAGGGATACAAGCCAAATACTCTCGGTGGCGGCCTGCACTCTATCTCCGCCAACTTCAAGCAAACCCCCAAACCCTGACCCCGCCAAGTGCGGGGTTTTTCGTAGGTAACCACCATGATTTACAGCGCGGACATCCAGAAGCTGGAGCCCGGCAACCAGATTCGCCTGTACGAACTGGATGCGACGAGGCTGGGAGCCACGCTCTGGCGCTTCCACGGGCATGAGCATGAGGGCGACATCATCTGGCAGGGCCAGCTGTATTCGCCTATCCAGATCGAGGTCACCGGTTTAGATATCCGTGGTGATGGCCGCCCAGCCACACCCAAGCTCAGGCTGGCCAACGAGCTGTCGGGTATTCCGCGAGCAGTGTCAGCGCTTTGCCTTCAGTTCAAAGACCTCGCTGGCGCGGACTTCAAGGTGATCGAAACCTTCAAGCACTTTCTGGATGCCGCGAACTTCGACGGGGGCAACCCAGATGCCGCAGATCAAAGCCGCACCAGCCTTTGGAGGATAGAGCAGAAGACCGAAGAGAACTTTTCGGCGGTCGGCTTCGAGCTTTCCAGCCCCATCGACATGGAAGGCCAGCAGCTGCCGTCCCAGCAGATCACTAAGTTGTGCCGCTGGGCGATGCGCGGCCAGTACCGGCAGGAGGCTTGCGCCTACACAGGCACCGCGTATTTCGACAAGAAGAACGAACCCACCGACAACCCTGCGCTTGACCGCTGCGGGGGCTGGTGGAGCAGCTGCAAGTTGCGCGGCAATACCCGCCGGTTCGGCGGCTCAATGGGCGCAAGCCTGATCGCCAAGGGATAACCATGCGAATCAATCAAAAGCTTCAGGACGCCATGCGGGCGCACGCCGAGCAGTCACACCCGGCCGAGGCCTGCGGGCTGCTGATCAAGACCGAGGCCGGTCGTGAGTACGTACCGTGCGGCAACGTGGCCACCAACCCGCTGCAGCACTTCCTGATCGACAAGCACGACGCGGCGGCGGCAGAAGACAGGGGCGAGGTGCTGGCCATCGTGCACAGCCACCCCGACCGAGCCGCAACGCCGAGCATGACCGATCTGGTCAGCTGTGAGCTGCATGAATTGCCCTGGGCGATTGTGGGCTGGCCTGGCGGTGACATTCAGTGGTTCAAGCCGAGCGGCTTCCAAGCCCCTTTGCTGGGCCGGGACTTCTCGCATGGCCTGCTCGATTGCTGGTCGGCCTGCCGCGACTGGTACGCGCGCGAGGCCTCACTGTCGCTGCCGAACTTCGAACGCAAGGAACTGTGGTGGGAAGATCCGGACAGCCCCAGCCATTACGAAGAGAACTACGAGGCCTGCGGCTTCGTCCGGGTCGAACAGCCCCAGCGCGGCGACCTGCTGGTGTTTCAGATCCCGACCGTGGGCAGGCCTTGTCACTTCCCGAACCACGCCGCGATCTACCTCGGGGCCGATGCCAGCCTGCACAGCGAGGACGCGCCGGCACTGGGCGGGTCTGGTCCGTTCATCTATCACCACATGCCCGGTCGCCTGGCTGCCCGTGAGGTCTACGGCTGGTCGATGGCCAACCGCGTGAAACTGATCCTGCGCCACAAGGAATACACCCCATGACCATGCGCACCATCGTGCTCTACGGCGTTCTGCGCAAGCATTTCGGCCGGGAGTACCGCATCGATGTACACAGCGTGCGCGATGCCGTGAATGCCCTTTGCGCGATGAAGCCTGGCTTCGAGAAGTTTCTGCGGACCGGCGAAGAGCGTGGCTTGGTGTTCAGCGTTTTCTGCGGCAAGCGCAACGCCGGCGAGGCCGAGTTCGATATGCAGGGCAGCGACAACACCGATATCCGCATCGTGCCGCTGATCCAAGGCAGCAAGCAGGCTGGCCTCTTCCAGGTGGTGCTGGGCGTCGCGCTGGTTGTGGGCGGCCTTGTCTCCGGTGGTACGAGTACAGCGCTCGGCCTGGGGCTGCTCGGCGCGGGTGCCGCGACGGGGCTTGGCGGTGTGGTGCAGATGCTTTCTCCAACGACAACTGCCAGCGTCGGCAGCAACAACGACGACGGAAACAACCCCAGCTATGGCTTTGGGGGCGCGGTGACCACTGTTGCCCAGGGCAACCCCTATCCCGTGCTCTACGGCGAACGAGAGATCGGCGGTGCCGTCGAGTCGGGCGGCATTTACACACAAGATCAGATTTGATCATCAGGTAACACCAGACCCGCTTCGGCGGGTTTTCTTTTTTCTGGGGGCGGTATGGGAAGTGCGGTAGCAGCGCGAAGCATTCGCGGGAGCAAGGGCGGCGAGGCCACGCAGAAGCAGCCGACGATTGCGTTAAACAGCACAGCTTCCATCGCCACCGCGCGCATCGTCTACCTGTGGAGCTGGGGGCCGATCGTTGGCCCAGTGGACGGCCTGCGCTCGGTGAAGCTCGACGGGACTCCGTTGGTGGCCGAGGACGGGACGGTCAACTTCCCAGGCGTGAAATGGCAGTTCCGCAATGGCGAGCTTAACCAGCCGCGTCTTGAGGGCATTGCCGAGTCCAGCAACGAAGTCGACGTAAACCAGCAGCTGTTCAGTACCACGCCTTACCTGCGCACCGTGAATAACCCTCTGCTGGATGCGCTTCGCATCCGGCTCAGTTGGCCACAACTCCAGTCGCAGGACCAGAGCGGCAACATCAATGGCGTGCGAATCGATTACGCGATTGACCTGGCCACTGATGGCGGGCCCTTCGTTCAGATCCTGGCGGACTACGTAGACCGCAAGAACGTCACCAAGTACGAACGCAGTCACCGCATCAACCTGCCTGCGGGCAGCCGCTGGACTATGCGCGTGCGCCGGATCACGCCCGAGGCCAACAGCTCGCTGATTCAGGACAGCATGTTTATCGAGGCGGTCGCAGAGGTCGTAGACAGCGATCAGGAGTTTCCGCTCACCGCCGTGGGCTGCGTTGAATATGACGCCCAGCAGTTCGGCGGCGATATCGCCAAGATTGTGGTGCTGATGCGCGGGCGCATCGTGCGCGTGCCGACCAACTACGACCCGGAGACGCGGACCTATGCAGCGTCCGGCGCGGGTACCAGCAACGGGATATGGGATGGTACGTTCAAAGAGGCCTACACGAATAACCCGGCCTGGGTGTGCTACGACATTGCGCTGAACCCGTATTACGGCCTCGGGCACCGGATCGAAGCCACGATGGTGGATCGCTGGAACCTGTACCGCATTGCGCAGTATTGCGACCAGATGGTGCCGAACGGTATGGGCGGCATGCACCCCCGGATGACTTGCAACATTTACCTGCAAAAGCAGGCGGATGCTTACGCGGTGCTGCAGGACCTGTCGGCCATCTTCCACGGCATGAGCACCTGGGATGGCAGTCAGATCACGTTCAACGCCGACATGCCAGGCGACCCGGTCTACACCTACAACCCGTCGCAGATCCTGAACAACGGTGAAATCCAGTATTCGGGCACCCGGGCGCGCGACCGCCACAACCTGGCAATGGTGACCTGGGACAACCCGGACCAGAGTTTTGCGACGGACAAAGAGCCTGTCTTTGATGACGCGGCGATGGCCGAATCTGGATCGGTCAACGAACTCTCGGTAGACGCCTACGGCTGCACTTCCCTCGGGCAGGCGCAGCGCGCTGGCCAGTATGCGCTGATCACCGAACAGACGCAGACAAGGCCCGCGACCTTCCGCGTCGGCCTGGACGGCGGCATTCCGAAGACAGGGCAGATCATTGCCGTGGCTGACCCCATGCTGGCCGGTCGTGCTAACGGCGGTCGGATCAGCGCGGTGGCGGGGCGCGTCATCACCGTTGATCGCGACATCGATCTTTCCACCGGTGCCAAGCTGCGGGTGAACTTGCCGAGCGGGAAGACGGAGGCACGGGTTATCACCTCGCTTACCGGTCGGCGGGTGACTGTTGCAGCCAGGTTCAGCGAAGTGCCAGAAGCCGAATGCGGTTGGATACTCGAGTACGACGACCTGAAAACCATGCAGTTTCTGGTGCGCAACATCACGCGCCCGGAATGGCACCAGTACCAGCTTGAGTGCATCCAGCACGAACCGAGCAAGTTTGACGCTATCGACTTCGGCGCCGTCGTGGACATCCGCCCAATCAGCGGCATTCCAGTGGGCGTGCAGGCTGCGCCGGGCGCAGTGTTCGTGACACAGCACGTTGTGATCGAGCAGGGCATCGCGGTTACCAACATGACCATCAGTTGGGACGCTGCGCCAGGCGCGGTTGCATACGACGTGGAATGGCGCTGGGGCTCGCGCGAGTGGGTCAAGGTGCCGCGCACTGGCGAGCAGTCGGTGGATGTGCCGGGTATCTACTCCGGCCAGTACATGGCCAGGGTGCGCGCTGTCAGCGCCTTGAACGTCTCGTCCTTGCCGGCCACGTCGCTGCTGACGAACTTGCAGGGCAAGACCAGCTTGCCACCTGCCGTTACGTCGCTGACTGCAGCGTCGCTGATATTCGGGATCGCGCTCAAGTGGACTTTCCCACCTGGTGCAGAGGATACGCAGCGCACGGAAATCTGGTACGGGCCGACGACCGACCTGGCCAAGGCCACGAAGCTCAGCGACCTGGCCTACCCGCAGTCTGAACACGTCATGCAGCACTTGAAAGCAGGCGTGACGTTCTTCTTCTGGGCGCGACTAGTGGACCGGACAGGGAATATCGGGCCGTGGTACCCGACCGGCGTTGGCGTGATGGGGCAGACCAGCAGTGACGCAGGACCTGTTCTGGGTCTGCTGGACAAGCAGCTGACCGAAAGCCAGTTCGGTGAACACCTGCTTGGCAGGCTCGACCTCATCGACGGCGACGGCCCTGGCTCGGTGAACGAGCGACTGGAAGAGCTCAAAGCCAATATCGGGGAAATCACCGACGCGCTGGTCTACGTGCCGACCGACCCCTACGTGCGCGACAACACCGTGCGCGTTGGAGACAACCTCTGGACGGCCATTGATCCAGTCCCTGCCAAGGCCGACGGGTCAAACGGCCCGCCAAACCCTCTGTACTGGGTCAATACCGGGCAGTCGATTCGCTCGGCCAATGCCCAAGCGGCGCAGGTCAGCAAGAACACCGCCGATATCTCGACGGTTGACGGCAAGACCACCGCGACAGCTACCCAGCTGCAAGCGGTTCAAGCTCAGTACCGATCAGACAGCGTGGAAGGCGATCTGCTCGAAGCATTGAAAGGGTGGGACAGCACGGCCAGTTACGCGCAGGAAGTAAAGGTCAGGACAGAGCAGGACTTTGCCCAGGCGCAGCGCACTACGTTGCTGGATGCTCGGGTGGGAGGCACCGAGTCGAAAATCAGCATCGTTGAAACTGCTCAAGCTACGGACAGGGAGGCTACCACCCAGCAAATTACGAACCTGACGGCGACGGTTACCACGAACCAAACAACGGTTCAGGCGGCCCTTCAGTCCGAAGCGGTCACGAGGTCTAACGCTGACGGTGCGTTGTCTACCCGGATTGAGACGGCGCAGGCCAAGGCAAACGACGCGACAGTTGCGGTTCAGCAGACAACCAGCGCCTTGGCCACCACCAACAACAAGCTGGCCGGAATCTGGTCGGTGAGAATGGAGCTCACGCAAAACAACATCCCTTACGCGGCCGGGTTCGGTCTTGGAATTGAAAGCGGGGCGGCAGGCACGACCTCGCAGTTCGTAGTGAGGGCCGACACGTTCTTGGTGATGAATACCAGCTCGCAATCGCCGCAGTCGTTTTTCGGCATTACTGGCGGGCAGACATTCATTCAGTCGGCGTTCATTCAAGACGGAACAATCACCAACGCAAAAATCGGTAGTTACATCAGTTCGACCAATTACCTTGCCGGGCAGAGTGGCTGGATTCTCAACAAAAACGGCACGCTCGAAATCAACGGTATGGTCGCAGGGGGCGGAAGATTGGTTATTACAAACCGCTCTGTCCGTGTGTATGACCAGAACGGCGTTAAGAGAGTGCAGCTCGGAGACCTCAGCGAATGAGCAACGGGATGAGGGTATGGGGCGCGGATGCTGCGCTTCAGCTGGACGAGAATTCGTTCACGATCCGGGTTGTGTTGTCGACGCTCGTTACCTTCTCCGGCACCACAAAGATCAGCCAGGACTTTGCTGTGCCGGGTGTCGGGCCGGGTAACGGTGTTGCAATCGTGATACCGGCTGGCGCTTACGACAGCAATCAGAGGCAGCACGAAACGGAACTCGTTGACGGTACCGCCAGGGTTTACAACCACACAAGAACTTACGGCTCAAGCACGGTTTCAACCGGCACCATGCGGCTGCTTGTCATGAGGTTTTCATAATGGCTGAAGCATATGGCCTGGAGTTTTCCAACAACAGCAATGTGGTAGTTCTCGATTCGCAATACGCGCGCCTGATGGTGATTGCTTCAGGTCGCTATCAGCCCACCGAGGAAAGCGGGCTTGGCTCAACCACCTACTTTCCTCGGCCTGTTACTTCACAAGAGCCGCCCCTAGTGTTTGTGCGGCCTGACACCGTTAACGCGGTTGCAGGCCTTTGCATGATGCGCCTTATCGGATCGGCCGGTAACTGGACAGGTTTCTACGTAAGGGCGTATGACGCGAACACCGCTCAACCCAACGGCCGCTATTTCGTCGCTCAATTTGCCGCTCAACCGGTGGCTGATTTTGGGATGCGGCTATGGGATGGCGCAACCAACTTGCTGTTTGATTCTGGTACTTCAAGTGCAAACTTCACTCGCTCGTTCCAATCGTGGACCTATGAGAGGTTTGATTACACCAGCCAGAATCTTGTTAGGTGTTATTACTCAGTACCGTTTAACTTTCCTGAGAACGAATATCTATTGATTAATTCTTTCGGCATGGGACTGAACTCGGGTAGTGCCATATCTCGGGCACTGTATTGCTGGTGGGACTTTCCGAACAGCAAGCTTTACGCGATCACTATTGCGTCCGCCAACCCAACAGCATTCTTCCTCCCAGCAGTCTTCGCAAAGACGAATGTCTGAAATCCATTTAGTGAGTAACAAATATGCCTTGGCTTAGAAACGGTACTGTATCCGTGACAAACGGATCAACAGCTGTAACTGGCGTGAACGTAGCGTTTGACGCTAACTCGCGAGTGGGTGATGCATTCGTAGGTCCGGACGGACTTAATTACGAGATCGCCAACGTGGCCAGCCCCACGGTTATCTCCATTCTGCCACCCTACAAGGGCGCGACAGTCAGCGGAGCCGCATACGCAATCATGCCTGTGCAAGGCTACGATAAAATGCTGCGCGACGCTTTCAACCAACTGCGGGTGCAGTTTGGCGACAAAATGGCCGCACTCGGCACCACCGGCAACTATGAAACGCTTCCGGTGGCCAAGGGCGGCACTGGCGGAGTTAACCAAGCGGAGGCGCGTACTGGGCTAGGCTTGGGCTCGGTGGCCGTAGAGAACACAGTTCCGGTCGCGAAGGGCGGTACGGGCCGAACCGATGGGCGCATTGTCTTTTCGGAGCTTGGGGTTCAGCAGGCGGCAGCGCTCTACAACGTGCAAGGCATGTACATGGGCTGGAACTCTGGCTCACAGGGTGAGGGCCACTTCGTTGTAAATCGTGGCGGCGGCGCTGGCGGTTTCACCTGGCGATCTGTCAACGCCGCCAATAATGCTACCGGCCCTTCGATGACTTACAGCTACGAAGGGTTGCTTACGGTGTCGTCGCTTTCTGTGACTGCTGCCCCGATCGGCATCGCATCAGGCGGCACTGGCGGCAACAGCCAGACTACAGCGCGGAATTCTCTAGGTATCGGCCCTGCCTCTGCTCCCACTTTTGCAGGCTTGGAACTCAGCAACAACGCCCCGTATATCGACTTCCATTACAACAACACCGCAGCGGACTATGACGTCAGGCTTATAAACTCTGCCGGAGGCATATTGACCTTGCAGGGGGCGATGCAGATCACAGGGAGGCTTGAGTCAGCAGGCATCTGGTGCAGGGCAGGCCTGAACGCAGGCCGTGGCGGCACGGTATACAACTACAACTGGACCGGATCGAACGTTGACGTCTGGATCGACAACACCTACGTCGGGACCATGACGCTGTTCGGGTCTGACTACCGGTTCAAGAAGTACATCACCGATGCGAAAGTGCCGTCGTACCGTGATCGCATCAACGCTTACAGAATCGTCACCTACCAGCGCAAGGTGTTCGGCGCGGTGTTTCGTGGCGATGGAACCACCTATCAAGGCCTGATTGCACATGAGGCGCAGGCAGTAAATCCCTTGGCCGTGACCGGCGAAAAGGACGGCGTCGACGAAAGCGGCAACGCGCGCATTCAGCAGTTGGACCCAATGGCCTTGATCACCGATCTGATGGGCGCTGTCAAAGAGTTGCACTCGGAATCGCTAGAGCTGCGTGCCGAACTGGCCGCTCTCAAGGCAGCTGCACAGCCCGTAACTGAACCTGCAGCCGCTTAACACCCGTACAGCAGCACCCGCACCCCGCCATCGAGCGGGTATTTTTTTGCCTGGAGAAATACCAATGTCGATCACCGCGCAGCAACTACTGCAGATACTCCCGAACGCCGGCCAGAAAGCCGGCGTTTTTGCACCCGTCCTCAATACGGCGATGAGCAAGTACCAGATCGTGACGCCGCTGCGCATCGCAGCTTTCATCGCCCAGGTCGGTCATGAGTCCGGTCAGCTGCGTTACGTGCGCGAGCTGGGCGGCAGCGCCTACCTGTCGAAGTACGACACCGGCAAGCTGGCGGAGCGCCTTGGCAACACACCCGAGGCCGACGGCGACGGCCAGTTGTATCGCGGGCGGGGCCTGATCCAAATCACGGGGCGTGCCAACTACGAGGAATGCGGCGAAGCGCTGGGCCTGGATCTGATCAACCATCCGGAATTGCTCGAGCTGGCGCAGCACGCCGCGATGTCGGCGGCGTGGTTCTGGCACCGGGCCGCGCTCAACACGCTGGCCGACAAGGGCGATTTCCTGACTATCACCAAGCGCATCAACGGCGGCACGAACGGCCTGGCTGATCGGCAGGCGCTTTATGCGCGGGCGCTTGAGGTGGTGGCGTGAAGACCCTGCCGTGGAAGGCAGTCGGCCTGCTGCTGATCCCGCTGGCGCTGGCCGGTGCGTTGTACGGAGCATACCGGCACGGCGTTACCGTCACCGATCTGGCCTGGAAGGCGAAGTGGGCCGAGGAAGTCAGCGCCCAATCCGAAGCGGTGGCCACCACGACCACCGAGTACCGAACCGAAGAGCAACGCCGCCAGAAAGCGGCCAACCAGGTGGCAAACGATGCAAGACAAGAACAGACCGCTGCGCTTACTGATGCTGCTGTCGCTGACGCTGCTGGCGACCGGCTGCGCGTCGAAGCCGGAAAGCTGGCAGGCGCCACCAGTTGTGCCCCCGGCAATACCGGCGCTGCCGAACGAGGCAAGGCAGCCACCCGCGCCGCAATGGTGCTCTCCGACCTGCTCGGCCGGGCTGACGCGCGAGCGGGAGAGCTGGCAAAGGCTTATGACCAATCCCGAATAGCCGGGCTGGCGTGTAACCGCTTTGTCGAAGAGCTATCCAACACCACCAATTTAGCCAGGCCGTAGGCCGCCGGGGAAGCACTGTGCAGACAGCAACGAAGCAAGAAACCTACGACCGCACGATGAAAGTGACGTTGGCAGTGAAGGCGAACGGCGGGTCGGTGACGGTCCAGATCCAGGCCGGTGATAACTGGATCACCACCGACACGTTCTGGAAAGACGGTGGCTATCAGCTGAGCATTCCGCCCGCGACGATCCGCTACGTGCCCGCTGCTGGCGCATCATTTGAGGTCTTCGCATGAGCCTTCTGGTCAACCCATTCCCACGTCGCCAACCGGTCCGGCGCGGCCTGGGTCTGCTCGGCGATAGCTTCTCGGGCAACTGCCACACCATCGCGGCGACGGCGTTCGGTACCGAGGCCTATGGCTACGCGGGCTGGATCGCGGCGCGCACCGGCCTGTTCCCGAGCTACGTCGACAACCAGGGCAAGCTCGGGGACCACACCGGGCAGTTTCTGGCCAGGCTTCCGGCCTGCATTGCATCGTCCACTGCCGACCTGTGGCTGCTGCTGTCGCGCACCAATGACAGCACCACGGCAGGTATGAGCCTGGCCGACACTAAAGCCAACGTGATGAAGATCGTCACCGCGTTCCTGAACACGCCCGGCAAGTACCTGATCGTCGGCACTGGTACGCCGCGCTTCGGTAGCAGGGCGCTGACCGGGCAGGCGCTGGCCGATGCGATCGCTTACAAAGACTGGGTGCTGACCTATGTCAGCCAGTTCGTACCGGTCGTGAATATTTGGGACGGCTTCACCGAAGCGATGACCGTCGAGGGCCTGCATCCCAACATCCTAGGTGCCGAGTTCATCAGTTCGCGGGTGGTGCCGATCATCACCGCCAACTTCGAATGTCCCGGCATTCCTCTGCCCACTGACGCTGGCGACGTTTACTCGGCCATTCGGCCATTCGGCTGCCTCAATGCCAACCCGTTGCTGGCGGGCGCTGGCGGCGCGCTACCGGCGGGCGTGAACGCTGT